TTGCTACGTTTTCTTAAAGCTTTTGNTTTTCTTCCGTTCATTTAGTAACTTCCAATACTCTAGGTTCTTTTACTACTCTAGTTAAATAAGAATATTTGTTTGAATATTTAAACACTCTTAATCCTTTACCTTCGTTAGCATCTGAATGACATTCAAACTTATGTCTGCACCATGTACATCCTCTAGCTATCTGCATGTTTCCTGCTGCTCCATCTGGTATAGGATTATAACATAACTCAGGAGGAGTGTCTATCTTTATTAATTTTTTAACTGTTTTTATTTTCTTTTTTATGTCAGGTTTATCGAAAGAATTAGGTCTATATAACGCTAGTTCACCTGACTCTTTATTCATAGCTAAGAAACCACCCTTGTTTGTACCCATAGCAGCCTCGTAGCCAGCCAACTGAGGGAGATAACCAAACATATCATCTTCGGCTAGGGTTTTATTATAAAACTTCTTAAACGCGAAACCAGAGGCTGTCTTAATATCTATTACTTCACCGTCAATAACGCAGTCCATGTGTCCTTTAATGCCAGATACAGAAACTTCTTTCTGCTCATCGGTAACTTCATGTCCTGCTATTTTAATTAGCATCAACAGTACCTCTTCAAGCAAGTGTCCGTATAGAAATTTAATAAACACAGAAGGTTTAATCCTTTCTGTTGTCTTGCTTTCTGAACGCATATCATACCAAAGCTGACGCATAGGTTTACCAATGTTAGACATGCGTAGCGTACCACTATCTCTTGGTCTAGGGTTAGCCCACTGAGAAAGAACTTCTTTCATTGACTCACCGAAAGCATCAATAGTTTTATCGTCTATGTTTAGTGACTCGCCATCTGATAGTACAGATAGCTTGTCGTATATATCTTCTACTAACGTATCTAGTTTTTTCATATCGCTTGTATGATTTGTTTAGCTTCTGATATAGAAACTTTAAACCATTCTCCATTGTTATCTTTAGAAATATTTCTTATTTTCTTATGAGCTTGTTGTTCAGCACTACGTCTATCGTCAAAGTATTTCTTAAACCTTAATGCGTAGTCTCTAAAAGGACTAGAGGTTTGATACTGTTTACATCTATCTTCTGCGTCAATAGCCATACCAACTTTAATCCAACCTTTCCAACAAGGATTAGTTATAACATATACATAACCTTCGTTAGATTTTTCATATCCTTGTAAGGCAGAAAAAGCTGCACCTTCAAAAGTTTTATACTTTCCTGCTTTATATAAAGGATGGTCTTTTGGTACATACTTACCGTTAACATACATTCTTTCAGGGTTGCTTGTAGGGTTAGTTTTAGCAGACCAAGTATTACTACTGTTTCTACACTCTCTACAATGAGCCTGTCCTACATTTATTCCTTTTTTAAAATGTTTTTGATACTCTGATAAAGGTTTATTAATGTTACATTTATTACAATGTTTAGTGTGTTTCACTTAACAGCTCCTCTATATTATTTAATTCTTTTATTGGAAGGTTATAACAGTCTGTTGAAACTTTCCAATTATTAGAAGGATCTACTTCTCCTTTTTTAAGGAAGGTAGCTTTTTTAAAATAGTCTTCTTTATTTATATATCCTAATATCCATCCCTGAGTCCTGTCTTTTAAAATGCGTGTAAATACATATATATTACAGCGTTGCTTAGTATTAAGAGCAGCAACTGAACACTCATAATAATCTCTAGGAGGAGTAGTTACTCGTTTAGTTTTAACATCTATTTTTATATCCTTAAATATCATATCGTAATCGTAAGTGTTAGATATTTTTATATCTAAAAATTTAGCTACAATTATTTCTCCTAAAAATCCATGTATATTTCCCTGTCCTTTTGTTATAGAATTTTTTAATTCTCCCATTTCTTTAGCAAGTATCTCTGCCTGTTGTATATCATGTTTAGTTATATCAGTGTGTTTCACTCCAGTTCCCTCCATATTGATATTCACCATCTAAAGGACAGTTCATTTTAAAAACTTGTCCTGCTTCTATAATAGATCTAACACCCATTGCACCTATTAATCCTGCTGTTTCTTTAGGTACTTCCATCTGCCACTCATCATGGATGTTAGCAACAAACTTATACTTGAGGTTTGCCTCTTGTAAATGCTTGTCAAATATAACAAGTGCTTGCTTCATAACGATAGCACCTGCACCTTGTAATAAAGTATTTAAAGCTGAGTGTGCGTTACGAATAAATAATTTTCTACCGTCTAATCCTTTGACAAAGCCTCTTGCTGCTGCTCTCGTAACCCTATCTCTAAGAGTTTTAAATGATGGCTTATTATCAAAGAACAGTTGTCTAGATTTTTTGCCAGTTGATTTATTTCCACCAACCACGCTTCCAAGCTTCTCATCTCCTGCTCCGTACATAAGCGCATAGATGAATGTCTTCGCCTGATCTCTTGATTTAAGTCCTGCAAGTTTTTGATTAGCGGTGTGTATGTCTCCATTGAGTATTTCATTTGTAAAGTCCTCGTCTTTCATATAGTGAGATAACATTCGTAGTTCTAAACCTGACGCATCAATACCTAGTAAGACATTACCTTCGTCTACTGTCCAACACGCACGACACTCCTTACCATAAGGCTGACGTAAGCTAGGAATCTGTGCGGTGTTCGGACTACGATGTGTCATGCGACCTGTGATAGCACCGTTAGGTATAACAAAGCCGTGTATTCTACCATCTTCTTCAACTGCTTTCACCCATGAATCAACCTGTGCTATACGTTTCTGTAACAAAAGAAACTCTGCAATTAAACCAGCTTCGTGTATGTGTGTAACTTCTGATAAAGTTTTCTCATCTACAATAGGCTGACCAGTAGGTGTAAATCTTTCAGGCTTCCATCCATAATCTATTAAGTATTCTCCAATCTGTTTACGACTACCAAGATTAAAGTCAACTAACTTCTGTCTCATAAAAGGATTATAGTTTTTTGTACGAGTACACTGCTTATATTCTGCATCGGTTAACTTAGGTACTTTAGATAACGAACCATCTTTATTAAACTTAGGTGTAATTAACTTATCATCTACCCATTTAGGTTTGAAGGTATCATGTACTTCATCTTCTATCTTTTGTTTTCTTTCTCTCAAGTTAGCAAGTAATATCTCAGCAGAGTAACTGTCAAATTTAAAACCGTTCTCTTCTTGCTCTTTCATTATCCTTGCAACACCATGTTCAAGCACTACACTTTGCTTAGAAAACTGTTTAGATTCTAATCGTAAGCTCTTGAATACTAGAGTATTTAATTGTACATCTCTGACACAATACTTCAACATCTCTGGTGAGTAATGTAGATACTCTTCAAAAGAAATCTTAGGGTAATTTAATTTATAACCCCATGCTTCAAGACTGTGACCACCTGCTCGGACAGGATTAAGAAGTCGTGACAATACTAACGTATCTAATGCTTCGATGTGTGACAGATCAACACCTGTTAGTTTTTTAACAACAGGTATATCAAAGCCTACAATATTGTGTCCTATTAATCTGTCAGCAGTTGTTAAAAACTCAACACCTTTATCAATCTGGTTAGGTTTAAATTTAAATATCTCACCTGAGTTAGGATCTTGACACACTATACAATGTATCTTTGTTGCTTTAAGATCGTCTGTTTCTATATCAAATACTAAATCCATATTAAAATCCTTCGTTGTTATCTACTTCTATATCTTCGTTAGATATTTCTTGTAGTCTACCTGTTTCGTTATCATATAATAAATGACAAGCCATTCCAACATCACCTGTGTATCTTGATTTAAGCACACGAACCTTAGTTGTCTGTGACTCTTGGTGATCGTCTGATTGTTGGTTACGTTCGAGAGCCAGTACACAATCAGATAGCTGTGCAATACTTTGACTGCCTCTAAGGTGAGATAGGTTTACTTCGATACCGTTCTCATGTCCTTTGTTACCATCAATCCTACGAAGATGTGACACCAGTATGACACCTGCACCTGTCTCTTCTACAATACAACGAAGTCGTGTCATAATATTATCAATGGTACGTCTTTCATCTCCTTCTGCTGAAGCACTGACAAGCATGTGTAAGTGATCTACTACTACCCACTTACAGCCACAGCCTATAATCATAAACCTTATCTTAGAAAAGATTTCGTCTAGGTCAGTAGCTCCAAAGTGGGCATGAACCCACACGCGATTCTTGTTCTGTCCATCATACAAAATATCAAAAAGCTTATCTAGTTCTTCTTTAGAATAACTATCTCGTACTTGGTCTATGTATAACCTAGCGTTAGCTTCGATAGATAAGATACCATCAATAGTTCTGCGCCAATCTTCTTCAAGCGCAATGATACCTACGTTGTCCTTAGTCTTATTGATAAGCCAATGTTCTATCTCTCTCGTGACACTAGACTTACCTAGTCCAGTACCACCTGTCAGAGTAATAAGCTCACCCTGTCGCATACCGTACAGCTTCTTATTGAGTCCTTCGTATGGATAAGGAACACAGTCTTTCTTCTCTCTGTTGTGAAACTTATCTCGCTGTTCAGATACGTTAATAACTCCTGCTGGAGTGTAAGTTTTAGCAGACCACCAAGCTTCAGTAAACTGCTTGTGTTTGTTCTGTCGTAACATATCATTAGGATCTTTACATCCTGTAGGTAGTGTCATGATACGAGCTTTACTAGGTTTGAAAAGCCTTGCTACTTTTATGCTTGCTTCTTTACCTGCCTTGTCATTATCAAATGCAATGATAACATTTTCAAAGTCGTCAAAGAACTCAAGGCTTTCTTTTATATCTTTGACTGCGTTGCCTGCACCACGTTTGATAGAGACAACAGCCCACTTACTACCTAGTAGTTCGTAAGCTGCCATCGCATCACATTCTCCTTCTGTTATAGTAACATACTTGCCACTCTTAAATAACTGTTGTCCAAACAAACCAGTGTCACTGTATGTACCTTGTAAGAAAAATCCTTTACCGTCTACAACTCTACACTTAGTAGCAGACAGTTCGTGTCCGTTATAATAAGGATAGAAATGTTTAGTTACTCTGCCTTGTAAATCATGTTGTGCTTTCACACCATATTTTTTTGCAGTCTCTAACTTTATCTTCCTATCTGTCAATGCAGAATAAGTACCTGCAATATCATTTACCTGCTGTTGTTGCTGAACAATCGTACTAACTTTATTTGTTATCATGTCTTTTCCTTTGCTTGCATCGTCATAGTTAGATCTGAACTCACCGCAACTAAAACATTTAAATGATCTGTCTTTGTTGATACCAACAGCATCACTACTGCTACACAAAGGACAAGGTTGGTGTACCATATCCCATTC